ACTTAACAGGTGATTTTGAAGTATTAACAGACAGCACTTCATTAACACCAGCAAAAATTACAGCAGATTCCCAAGTTGCACCTGTGCTTCACAGGGGGAGAGCTTTCAGTTCTAGAGATTTGGCTAGTCTTGCAGTTGGTGGTGGCTTAGACCCAATGGCTGCTATCGCACAAAAGATGGCAATTTATGTTAATAACCAAAAGCAAAAGGATTTATATTCTTGCTTGCAGGGTGCATTTGGTTCATTGAACGCAAACAGTTCAAGCAGTGCATTATTTACACATTGCATAGATTCTGAGTCAGGCGATACTCCAACAGTGCTAAGTCCAAGACACGTTGCAAAAGCACAGTCTATTCTTGGTGATGCTGGAAGCAAGCTTACAACGATTGCAATGCACAGCAAAACTTTCTACGACTTGGTAGAAAGAAATGCTATTGATCGTATATATGACAACACTGGTGCACCTGATGGGGACGCAACTGGTGGTAGCACAACAAGAGCATTTGATGGCCCTAATGCTGTTAACAGCTTCATGGGGCTTCGAGTAATTGTGTCAGATGACATTCCTACAACAGGTTCTGGAGCATCTACGGAGTATGCATGTTTCTTATTTGGAAACGGTGCCGTTTTTACGGGCGAGCAGGCTCCGATCAGAACACAAACTGATCGTGATATTTTAGCTTTAGAAGAAGCTATGGCAGTGGATCTTCACTACATCTATCACATTGGTGGATTAAAATATGCTGTGTCAACTGTGAATCCAAACAGAAGCGTTTTAGAGACTGTGGGTTCTTGGTCGAAAGTTTTTGACACAAAGAATATCCCTATCGTAAGGGCTACCGTTGTATCGAATCAGGATTAATCATGCCATCACTATTTGAAGTAACTGCTGGGTCTTTAGTAGGCCCAACAACAGGAGGAACTGTTACTCAGGCGAGTTCCAAATCTACTGGGGTCACACTCAACACAGAGTCTGGTCAAATCACAATGAACAACGCACAGCTTGACGCTGGCACAGAAGTAACTTTCACAGTAACTAATAGCAAGATTGCAGCAACAGACGTTGTCGTAGCTTGTCATGGCTCTGCGGGTACTGCTGGTTCATATCTTGTAAATGCCAATAGCATTGCTAGTGGTTCTTTTGCAGTAACAGTTTCTAACGTATCTGCTGGTAACTTAAGCCAAGCAATCGTTATTAACTTTGTTGCTCTAAAGGGTGCATCAAGCTAATGGCAATGTACGCATTTAGGCGTATGAGAGAACAAAATGAGGCTGCTCAAAAGGCAGCTTCACTTGTTCAAACTCAAACAAAGCCAAAACCAAAATCTAAGCCCAAAAAGGTAAAACTCAATGGCGATAACTCTTGATGCTACTGTTGGCGGTGCAAACGCAAACACTTACATAACTCTTGCTGATGCAAACTCTTTTATTGAAGGGCTAGTTCTTAGTGATGACACCGCAGCTTGGGATAATTCATCAACAGATAACAAAAATCGTGCGCTTTTTACAAGTGCGCAAAGAATTGATCGTGAAAAGTTTTTGGGGGCTAGGGTTGCTGATACTCAAGCTTTGGAGTGGCCAAGATCAGGAGTAAGGAAACCTGATACATACACTAACCTGTATGGTTTGAGTTTTCCAAATAGATTAGTTGCTGACTATTACCTTGATACTGAAATACCAGATCGGGTAAAACACGCACAGGTCATTTTGGCTGTATATCTAAACAACAACAGGAACGGACTGGAACTAAGCGGCTTAGAGGACTTTGCTGCTGTAAGTATTGGAAATATAAATGTAACCCCTAGATTCTTTGGGG